TGGCACGTGGTATGAATGGCATGCCTGTTGATAGAGAAACAGCAGAACGTATGTATGAAGCACAAAGTAATATAAATTTTGATGAGTCTATTATAAATACTCTTGCCGAACAAAGAAAAGAAGGACAGCAAAGGATTGGTGGAGTTCTTAAAGCAGATGATGTTGCTAATGTGTCTTCTAGGATGGCGAATAGACAGTACAAAGTCTTTGAAGGATTTATGAGAAGCTTGCGTAACTATAGCAGCTCTCCCTTACAAGCCACAAGATTTACAGAAAAGTATTTGGGCGGTAGATTTAAAGAGTTTTCAAATGAATCTGCAGAAGAATTAGTCTATACTTTTATGGCTACACATTCTGCTCTTGCAGAGAGACGACCTGATGCTGCACGTATGTGGTCAGACATGATGATGCTTGCAGTATTAGACCATACCTTAAGAAATGTTTATAGGTATGAGCAGAAGAAAAAGCAAGCAGAAGGTGCGGAAGCTGATGAAACTACACAGCAAGCTCAAGATAGATTTGATGAAACATTAATGACTGGTGCTGCAGATGAAGTTGCTATTGGTTCTATGATATTTAAGAACATGGGTTTTGATGGAGCAAGTAGAGATCAGAAAGCTATGCTTGGTGCAATGGCTCAGTCAATGGTATTTGAAACATTTAGAAAAGAAGCTCCTTATACTAAAGGTGATAGAGCAACACATGAAAAAGCATTAGTAAAAAGAATAATACATGAAGAAGGCGTGGGCGCAAATAAAAGAAAGAACATAGCATATACACTTACAGATGAAGGCATAGCAGTTGCAGAAGATTTTGAAGGATTATTTAATGCAGTGATGCCTCAGTCTACCAGAGATGTTCGATATGGCAATAAGAAGACAGATCAAACAGCTATTAATAAACTTATTGATATGCCTGTTGCTGTTATGGAAGATGGTTCATATCAGTATCAAGGTTACACCGTTCCTTTTGGTAACACAGCAGAAGCTGCTGCTCAAAAAGAACAAGCAGAGAATGTCCCCGTTACAATCCATAGACCAACAGCTGATTTTTTAACCAGACTTAGAGATGAGTTTGCAGAATCTGGATTTCAATTAGAATATGCAGACAACATAGAAAACGTCTTGGCTATACTTGACCATTCTAAGTTTTATAATATTAAAGGAAATGGTTTAGGTTGGAAAGGTGCATTTGGAGAAAGACCCGGAAGAGTTTATACTACAAATAGAAAGGGACAATTAATACATAAGGATTCTCCTTCTCTTATTACTGAAGGTGCTGAAGAAAGAATAACACAGAATACAGAAGAAGCACATTATCAAGATGACTTTAGTGATAAAGTAAAAGATGCAAGTTTTCTTCAGACATTAGCTTGGGCTGAAAGAAATTTAGATAAAACTTTTTATTATGATTATGTATATGGAAAAAACTGGAGACTTAGTGTTGACCAAACAATAGGTAACTATCAACATAACAAATTAGCTAGAGCTTTGATTGCTTCTGGCAAACCAGCTACTTATCTTTTAAATAATCTTGACCATGTTATTCGTTTAAAAGCAGGAGTCATGAGAAGATTTGGATTTGATAATAAAAACCCAGATCAAGCTGCTCTTAAATATGATGAGATGATAGACCAGTTTGTTGCAATTAAAAATAGTCCACAACAAATCTTACAACTCGCTACAGAGCATGAGGGTTGGGCTTCAGTTGCTTCAATATTAGAAGCTATAGCAATTAAGGAAGCATTAGACGCACCGGGTAAGATGCATTATACTTCTGGTTTCTTTACAGAGGTTGATGGAAAGACTAATGGTCTTGGTTGGTCAGCTATGCAGTCAGGAGATAGAAATACTGCAGCAGGAGCATTTATATTTAATGCAGAAGATTATGCTGTTTGGGCTAAACACTATGATCGCATTGAAGAGTTTCAAACTGCTGGTGATTTAGAAGGACTTAAAGCTTTCTCTAGAGATGTAATGGGAGACGAGTCATTCTTTAATAGATATCTTGATGCTTATAATAAAGTCAACAATCAAATGAAAGGTAAGTTTACTGGCGTTAAAGGTGGTAATTTTGTAAGCTATCCTTCTATGATACATGACAAAGCTGATGCAGCTATTAAACAAATAATGCAAAGAGCACAAGAGACTGGTGGACCAGAGAACTTTAGAAGGGCTTTAGAAATATTTGAAGAGAATAAACTTGGTAGAGCTTTTACTAAAAAACCTGTGATGATTTTTGGTTATGGTGCTGGTGGTGCTAGACATATTGAACAAGTCAGAGCTTTTATTAATGAGATAATTAAAAGAGATACTACTGGAATCTTAGATAAGTTTGACAAAGAAGGGATTGATATTGATACTCAATTCATAGACCCACTTGGAGCTATGATGTCAGAAGCTATTAATATAAACTTCCCAGTAATTAAAGCCTTTGCAAACATGATATCGTTAGCTGCCAATGAAGCTGTGACTCAAGGATTTGATTTATTTCCTGTTACAATGGCTGGTCATAGAGTACCTATCGGTGGAGAAACGTGGTGGTTAAGTCAAGAAAGAGGAGCTAACAGAGCTTTTAGTTATACACATCCAGAACATTTAAACAAAGATGGAGTACCTCAGACTGTTAAAGGTATGGCTCATGAAATGAAAGTTGTTTGGGATTTCTCTGCCAAGAAGAAGTATACGCAGAAGAAAGCGGTTAAAGATGAACAAGGTCAGTTGATGACCGAAGAATCTATGGCTGAGATTTTAAGGGCTGCGACACAAGCAGTTGTTATGTTGAATCACGCTAATGATAATATTAATATGCAGCGTGCTCGTATGCGTAGACATGATGAGATTATTGCAGACTTGATGGCTCAAGCTAAAGCTGATGGAAAGCCTTTTGTTAAAGACCATACTACTGTTGGTGATACATCCTTGCATATTTTTGATGCTGACTTAGTTACATCTATGGAAGCAGAGAAAACAACAGATGCTTTAAATGATGTCTTCCAAGATATGAATAGTCGTACAGATCAAAGTCATATACAATCTATTTATAAGGTATTAACTTTTGATGTAGATGAGAATGGAGAATTAATAGAGGATGAGTTTGCAAATACTATAGTAGATACTCCTAAGTATAAAGCTATGAATTCTATTAACAAAGAAAAAACTAAGTATCGCAGACGTTTAAAACCAGAAGGTGTTGCTCAGGCTGAGTTACTTAAGATTTCCACATGGGATAAGATGTTTGATGGATTAAAAGATGACTTTGGAAGAGTCATTGAACCTTCTATGGCTTTCGATTGGGATATAGCCGATGAGATAGATGGTAAAAATACTATTAAACATTCTAGATCTTTAAATCAATTAAGAATAAAGAGTGTTGGAGATAAGAATGATTTTACTAGAGGAACTAAGTTAAATAATTTTAAAGATGGTGTTACTAATGTAAAACAATTCTTTTATTCAACTAAATCTTTAGAAGAATTAATTAAAGACTTGAAAGGTTCTTTAGATTATATGATTAAGAAACCTGCGTAACAAAAAAAACCCCCACTAGAATCCGTAATGGAAACTAGTGGGGGTTTTTTTTAATATCCTCGAGACTTCTGAATGTTTTTTACATTCTGTTGGGCGTCTCGTCTGCCTTTGGTAGCAACTTTCTTTGCCCATGCCGTAGCTTCTGATTCAGACCTACCTTGTTTTATTGCATGTTGGTATTCTAAATCAAGATTCTTTTTATAAGTATCTTCTATTAACCATTTATTAATTCCTGGTGTGTTTGCTAGTTCTGAAGGAACTTCAAACAAGTCAACATATTCTTGATCTGTTATACCATCCAAAGACATTATATTGTAATCCCTTTTATTTTTTTGTGCCATATTAATGTCCTGTTAGTATGGTTGAAGGCACTTCATCATCATCATCTTCAAGGTATTCAATCAATGCTTTTAGAAAGTTTCTATTCTCATCCATTGGATATACCATTTCAATAACTTCTGTTCTTTTTGCTTTTGGGTCATCGTCTATGATAGTAAAGGTTGCTTTAACCATGGTTTGCATGTGAGTCTCCTGATACCATGTTGTATCCTAAGATAGCCATGCTTTTAATTAAACTACGTAGAGCATCTTCTGCTGCAGCTTTTATTTCATCTGATACAGTGTCTTGCTCTAGTACGTGAATACAAGTGTTAGTCATATCGACTAACGAGTATGCTTTGTTATGCTGTTCTTCTGTCATTATAATTTCCTTTTATTTTCTCCAGTCATTTTTCCAAAGTGGTCTGGATTTTTTATTTAATTTCCTGTATAAATCGGCAGTCTTATCTTTTTTGATAAGACCACCGGGTTCTTTGTGTTTTTCTTTACGAGCTTTATGCTCCACCACCAATCCATCCAAAGAGTAATGCCAGTACGACAATACCTAAAAAGATAGTTAATGATTTATTTTCTAACACTTTTTTTGCTAGGTCTGTTAATTGTTCCATGTATATCCCCTACTTAGATAGTTCATTTGTTATATCTTTATCTAGTAGTTTCCAGATAATACCAGCTGCAATTAAGCCTGCCAAGCCAGCGTTACCAAGCGTCCAAACTATATTCAATATAGAAGCGATAACATCCCCAGTTAGGAATGCCACTTTGTTACCGAAAATAATTTGTAATACAATTGATAAGCTAATAAGTTTGATACCGACATCTATCGCAGCGTCAGCAGCATTCTTTATTTTTTCCAACATATATACTCCTTTCATTTTGTTTTAATATTGTGTTTCTTCATGTAGTTTATAAGACCTTGAGCTACTTCAGGATTTCCTTTCAAGAAACCCTCTGCTGAATTGCACCAAAGACATAATAGTCCTCTTACTGTATTTGTCTCGTGGCAATGGTCAACAAAAAGTTTATGATCGTCATCCAATCCGTAGTTGCAAGCTTCATTTGCGCAAGTACCCCCTTGTTTTTTTAACATGTTGTCAAAATCTTCAGGGGTTATATTATATGTCTTGTATAGATGGTAATCTTGAGCATGTCCGGGATGATCCAAACGCCATTGTTTGTCAGCTTTGTTTTTACAAAGCTTACATCTTCTGTCTCTACCAAGATAAGAATTCTTTTTGTTTTGGAATTCTTCCTCGTCTTTTACTTCATCACACATTGTACATCTAATCTTAAGTACATTTGACATAACATCTCCCTTCCAGAGTTTACGCATTAAGCTTACTCTCATTCTTGGTCGTTATCCTCTTCCACTAGGTCAACTAACTCGCATACACTACCTGTACAGGCTAGTGTTTTATTACCTACTGTTGTATCTTCCAGTTCATACTGGCTAATTAGATTCCAGTCAACAGACTTGGGCATCTTCTTGGCTAGCTCTGTATACTCTGCTTTAGTACAGTCTTCATACGGAGCTTGTTGGTATGAGTGGTCTGAATGCGGTAAGAAACTTACACCCGATACTTCATCGAAGTGTTTGTATACCCACGCACCTACTTCCATCCATTCATGTTCCTTGACGGAAATAGTAACACTAGGTTTATGTTCGCAGTAATACCTTTGATATGTGAGCCACAACTTAAGTTGTTCAATAGCATTTCTATCATTCCTTAGTACCGCACCTTTGGGTGCTTTCATAGGAAATGTAAAGACTTTGACGCTGTTTGGTTTCATCACGTCATCTTCACATGGTATACCTTGGTCTTCCATAAGCCGAGCAATTGGATCTTTTGAGTCTGCTCTAACTCTACGGAAGTAGTAGTCATTGTGTCTAGTGTGGATACCAGACGCTGAGTCTACTAGTTGACTAACTGTACCACTAGGTTTAATAGCAGTGGTTGCAGTAGCCTGACTGATTCCAAGTTTCTCTGACCAGCCTTTATTTGTTTCAACAGATTTCTTTTTAAGGTCTATAAGGAAGTCGGGTAAGTCTTTCTTGCCATAGTATCCTCTATCTTTAGTGCCATTCATGAATGAATTATCCATAATGCCAGTTAAGGATACACCTAATAGTGCCTCTTCTTCTGTATTCTTAACCCATTTGGGTCTTAATCTTCTAATATTGGTAAGAGATGCTTGGAATGTACCAAGTATTGTAGCCATCTTTACCTTGTGTATTATTTCTTTCTGTGTATCTTCAGCTCTAACTACAACTTCAGTAAGATTACAGAACTGACCGTCCCTTAAAATGATTTCGCTGCAAGGGTTGCATCCAAAATGATGTTCAGGATCACGCCTGCCTATAGATTTAACTTGTTGTATCGCAGCTTGTCTATTAAAGATGCCACGTTCACCAGACTTAGACTCATAAAGTGCAGTCCATTCTTTCATAAAGATACTTATATCTGGTTTTTCTGTATAGCATACGCTGTTATTACTGAGTGCCATCTCAGGTGTATCACTCCACCATTGACCAGACTTAGCACTTCTCATGCGTTCATCTGTCAAATTACTTAGGGAAATCAATGCACTACGTCTGACACCACCGACAACAACGACTTCGGCTACTTTGCACATCATACGGTGACACTCATAGCTTGTTAGTTTTCTACCTATTGCATCTTTAAAGATGTTAGTAGTAAAATGAAACAAATCTATTAGTGGTTCTGGTCCACTGGCTCTACCGCCAAAGGTTTTTAATCTAGAACCTTTCTTTCTTATTCTAGAGAAGTCCCAATTAGGACTCTCACCATCGTATAGATATGTAATGAGCTTTCTGAAAGCTGATTGCCAGCCTTCTTTAGAATCTTGTACTACAATTACATCGTCAACATCTAGTATTTCTTCTGGTATTTCTGGTAGTTTATTGATGTGTTGACGTTCAACACTAAAGCCTACACCAGTACCGTGCATAAGAATATATAAACATTCATCGAATGCTTTTGGATGATCCACACTGAGGTATGCACAGTTGTATCCTGCTATATTGTTTTTGGCAAGAGCTGGACCAGCTGTCATTAACGCCCTCATGCTTGGCATTATTTGCAATGTAAGGACTGCATGTTCAAGTCTTCTTCTAGTTGTGGTATCTAATTCGTAATCTGTATTTTCTTTAAGGTGCTCTGCCATAAAGTCAAAGTACCTAGCTACAGTTTCTTCCCATGTTTCTCTTCGTTTCTTTTCTGGTAACCATCTAGCATAGCGACTAAGTGCTATGAAATTTTGGTAATCGTTTGGTAATTTATTCATGTTTAATTCCTTCTTTTTTTAATTGTTTTTTCTTATCCTTGAAAATTTTGGTACTCCATATTTTATTATGTCTTACAGAGTACTTAAGTTTATTAATGATAGGATATTTTTTTTTCACTTATCCTCCATTAATTTTTATTTCAATATCATCATTGCCATTTTTGTCAGTAACGATTCTATATTTTAGTGCACCAGAGTGGTGCATATTTATTGCATCTGACATTCCTTCAGCGTATTGTTTATTGCCATACTGTTTAAAAGAATATAATATGCCTGCTATAATTATAAACCATATAGCTAAAAACAAATCTTCCATACTTAAATCTCCTTTAATATAATTTTTATGCTTCCTGTTTCAGCCCAGATTTTCTGAGACTTTTGTTGTACTATTTGCCTATCATCATTAAAATATATACCATTTAAAGAATCTAGGATTGCTTTCTCATAATTATCGAGATCAGCATTGTTGTCACAGAACTGTCCATTTTTCAACGATTTCTTTTTCTTAGACCATGACCTTGCCATTGGAACAAAGAACGTCATATCAGCAGATATGAGATTCTCAAGCCATAAAGTAGGGTTAACCTCAGTTGGTTGGTCTGATTCTATCAACATCACTCCAATTTCTCTTTTAAATTCTTTATACCTTTTGCCATAAAAAGTACCCCACCTCGTCACCCGTGGGCGAGAGGCAGGAACAGGATTTATATCAAATGTTAAGTTGATAGTTGGCTTCATATCATCTTAAGATAGTGTTTAGTTATATCTTCACCTCTATATTCTTCAAGGTTTACGCCAGCTAATTCTGGAATATTTTTATAGTTTACTCTGCCTTTAGAAGTTCCGTGCTTTAATTGCACTCCACCGCCAATGAATGATTGTCCTTTTGAAAGTTCAATTAATTCTTTTCTGATTTCTTCTTCTGTTGCCTTGACTTCTTGAAGAGTATTGTAAATTTCTCTCCACTCTCTGGCTTTTATTAACCATTGAGAATCATTTGTTTCTATTAAATCTTCTGGCAGTGGTTCTGGTTTGTCAGTTGAATAGTATTTTGTCCAAGCATTAACAATTTTTGCTTGTGTTTTCAGATGTGGTTTAACAACCTGAAGTAATCCTGATGTATTCTTTACATCATATACCCAGAAGTATAACTTCTGTGCATTACATACCAGTAATTGTTGTTGACATTGCAGCCAGTATTGTTCAGGCAGTAACGAAGTTTCCACAACTTCCTTCCATAACTCAGAAGCAGTTCCTTTAAGAGGGCATTTAATTTCCAGTATAGTGTTGTCTTCTTCTCTATACCCGTCTAATGATGCACCAATTGGTATTCCATCAAAATCTTCGATGACAACAACGGGATCATATTTAGCACCCATATCATCTTCAAACATATTTCTAGCTTCATCTTCGTATTTGTTTCCGTGTTCCATAGCGAAGCTTGTTTCTATTATTGTTTCACCGTTCTTTACTTTCCATAATGCTAACGGAGTCTTTGGCTCCCACTTGGAGCCTCCTAATAAAGCACCAACTTCTGATGCCATTCCACATTTGCTTCTTACATCTAGCCATTCTTGTGATCCTTGTGGTAGATCTTCATTTTTAATTATCTTCATTGAAAAGTTCCTTAAGTTTGTTGTTATTAAATTCATCAAGCCAATCCTCTCCGGGAGTTGGTGATATCAGTACCTCTACATGTAGCTGTTTTGCAGCCAGCCTCTCAGCCAGTTGGTAAGCAGACTTCTGACCAACATAGGATTTGTCGTTGTCAGCATATATCTTAACACACTTTACATCTTCAGGTGGTTCAAAGGTTGCCATACAGTGTGCATTCATTACAGAAAAGGCAGGTAGTCCCGAGATTTTACTCGCAGCTATTGCAGTTTCTATTCCTTCGGCTATACATATATCACCTTCGTGTTCATGAAGTCTAATAGCAGCACCAGTAATTGTTCCCTTTGGTGGCATTATCTTTCTTGATGTGCAGCCTTTAAGTTTTCTTCCATTTTGTGTATAAGTTAGATGATATGATACACCAACTCCTTTAGAATCTTGTATTAATCCTAACATTGTAGGAAATGGTCCCAACTTAACACCGTGTTCCCATGTATATAACATAGCTTCTTTAAGAGTTTCTGGGTATTCGCTTATACCACGCAGTGTTAAATAGTTATCTATATCACCATTATGTATTACTTGTGTTGCCATCTTAGCAACCCTACGTAACGCAGGTACTGGATCTTTCTTTGGTTTGGCAGGTTCAAAGGTTGTATGCTCTAAGATAGGTCTTATAGCATCTAAACAATCTGTAAAATTCCAGCCATATACTTTCTGTAATAGTTCGAATCCATCTCCAGCACCACATGTGTTGCAGTAGTAAGTGCCACGACCATCTTTGTCATCGAATCTAAATCTGTCTGTCCCTTCCATGCATATTGGACAGGGACCATGTTTATTTTGCAGGTACTGTCTGTCTATTCCTAAAGTGGTTAAGACACCGTACCATTTTCCTGTTACGTCTATTTTATTATTCATTTGATTCCTTTTATTTATTATATTTACTTTTTGCTCTTTTTATTTGTAAGTGTTTAATGTAACTTGTACACTCACTACTTGGTTTAATTGCTTCAATGTTTCCAAACTCTGGAAATGAATTGAATCTTGCTTTGTAAGTATGATAAGCCCATCCCGATTTATAGTTGTGTATCTTACAGTATCCTAATAGCATACTATAAAATTCCTTTCTAAATTCTAGAGCATAAGTTAGTTTCTTCTTGACAGTCTTGGTTTGTTTATCAACAAAGCCAAGTTCCTTATCAAGTACAGCTACATACTTTGATTTCTTTAATTGTATATGCCCACACTTGCTGCATACATTTGAACCAGAGAACATAGAGAAGCAACCCTCACATATTATTTGAGTTTCCTCTTTAGGTTTCGCCAGTTTTCTTTCCTTAATTGTCATCGGTTTCTTTGGATCAAGAACCCATTCAATATCATCTTCCACAAATCCATGCATATATACAGCACCAGAGTGGTCTATTATAGTGGCATGTTCCTTACCCTCATAAGGTCTAAGAACTCTACCAACCATTTGAATATACATACCTAGAGATTTAGTTGGTCTTGCAAGTACACATACCTCTGCAGGGGGGCAGTCAAATCCTTCAGTCAAAACCATACAATTACAAATTATTTTCATATCGCCTTTATTGAATTCTCTTAAGACCCTTTCTCTTTCTGCATGGTCTGTTGTTCCATCTATGTGCGCAGCCTTTACCCCAATATCTATAAAAGATTCTGCAAGGTTCTTGCTGTGTGCTACTGATGATGCAAACACAATAGTTTTCCTATTGTTTGCTATCTTTTTCCATGAAGATACAATGTCTCCTATGAGTTTAGGATGATCCATTCTATCTGCTAGTTGTACAGAGTTGTAATCTCCCATAGATGTTTGGATGCCATTAAGGTCAGGTATAGTTGGTGCGTAATAATCGCAGCCAACCAAGTGTCCCTCTTTAATGAGCTTGCCTATAGATGGAGCTTGTATCATATCACTAAAGATATGTCCAAGACCTCTACCGTCAGAACGTATAGGTGTAGCAGTCAGACCCAATACTTGACTATTCTTATACATCTGAATAATCTTTAAGTAAGTTCTGCTTAAACATCTGTGAGCTTCGTCAATTATTATAAGGTCCGCCTTTGGCAGAGCCTCCTTTTTATTTGTTATTGAACGTGATCTTAATGTATCTATAGATGCTACTTGTGTGTTGTGCCAGAATTGAGATATCTTTCCAGCCATAATGATTCCATGTCTTACTCCTTCTTCAGTTAATTTATCTGAGCATTGAGTTATCAACTCTCTTCTGTGTGCTAGGAATAATACATTGTTGTTTTGATTTATTGAATGCTTTACAAAAGCAGATGCCATTACAGTTTTACCTGAGCCAGTAGCTGCTTGAAGTAATATATTTTTGTTTCCTTTTCTTTGGGACCGAATGATATTATTAAGAGTGTCTTTTTGATACTGTCTTAATGCCATTCTTTACTCCTTATAAGTGAGCCTTTTTTTGTCATGCTCAGGACCATCAAGAAGAACTATTTAAAATGGAACGTCTTCGTCCTTATCTTCTAGTTCAGCAGTTGGGCGTTCAAGATAAGTAAACTCATCTCCTCCAGTGCCACCTTCGTATTCTACAAGTTCCATGACTTGTACTCCTACTAGTGTTGCTGTGATTCCAGTTTTACCTGCGTATTCCCATGGTCTTTCCATGTATTGTACGTTGCAAACAGAACCATTGCCTATTAATGTTTCACCCATGTTATCACCGTACTTATCTTTTACGAATGGAGCAGATATTTCCATCTTTTCCATAGCACCTGTGATAGGGTTTTTCTTATTGAAGTGAGTGTTTCGTTTAATTTTTACGAAAGGTGTGCCATCTTCAGGATCAAAGCGTTCTTTCTGTGCGAATCCTTTAGCGACCCATTCCTTAGATTGTTCTGGTGTTACATGACAATCTATTGTCCACTCAGTATCTTCTGAGGCATATTTGTTTGCAGGGTTGCTGCCAACTCTTGCCCATTTTACTTTTACATTATTTAAAATCATGTTGATTTTCCTTTGTTACTTGTTATAAATGGTGAGGGTTTCTCACCGCCTTAAGTGCTCACGTAAAGTGAACTACTTGTTTCTTTAAGCAAGTCCGTAGGACTTGCCAATAAAAAGTGCCATACATAACTCATTGGAGGTGTGGTAGTAATGAGAATGTATGGCGTTACTTTTAGCTGTATTACTACCACGGATTACAGCTGTAATATATTTAAAAAGTTGTTTGCTTTTCCTATAGGGGGTCAATCAAAACTTTTCTTCTTGTTCTATGAGTTTATCTAGGAACCATCTAGCTTTCTTTAAATCACATACACCGTCTTTAAATCTCCAGCGACTTATATATTTTACGACTGTTGCTGTTAGGTAATCCATCTTTTGGTCTAAGATAAAATCTATAACCTCTATTTTACCTTGTTGATAGTGGCTTGGGTTAATTTTATCAGCATTCTCTGACTCAAAAGGGGACATAGGCGGTGATGGTGGAAGTCTTTCTTTTGTCATTGTACTCTCCTTACTTGTAATGCTGTATCTGCTATTAAATGTTTCTTTATAAGATAGGCTCTTTTATAGTATGGATCGCCCGGTCCACGAAACCTTGCAGGGTACAGTTTGTTGTCTTCTATTATTTTATTTAGAATTCCTGGTGTTGTTACTATCACCTCTTTTCCTGTATGGAATACCCAGCGATATGCTTTGGTAGTTGATAGTCCAGATGGTTTGTCATTGTATTCTATCTCAACTACAAGGTTGCCAGTCTGTTGGGACATAGGATCATACTTAACTTCTACTCCCTTATCGTGTGAGGGTATATGTATGTCCCACTCTTTACAGTATCCATCGACTAAATAAGCGTCATCATATTTCTTTTTAACTTCTACTAATATTTCTTTCTCTATTCTTTGACCTCTTTCAAGGTCTTTATTAAAACTTGTTTCCATATTTCCTCCTAACAAAAGAAAAAGTCTGATGCGTATATATCTTCCAGTATTAAACTTCCTACTTCAGGTGTATCTTTATCAAACAATTCGTTATTCCATATTAATTCTTCACGCATATTTGCAAATATATCTTTAGCATACATTTTAATGAACTCACTTTTGGTTATATATATAAGTTCTTCGACATTAGCAGCATGAACACTGAAGCTGTCGTGAATTGCACCAAAACTTTCAAGGTCTATTTTATTTATGACTAATGACATATGGCTTGCATCATAAGAATGCACCCAGTTAGCACCAATAGCAGAAAGATGTTCTGCTAGGGCAGGTTTATCAGTTACATCTAAATAAACGTGATGTATTTTTCTTTTTTGTATTACACCTTGATATACTTTTTTACGGGCTACCCATTTTTGTGTAAGTACAGGGAAACCACTGGGTGTAGACCATGATATGTCCTTTAGTTGCATATTATTTATTTTATGTGCAACTAATGCTTGTAAATATTTCTTTATTTCTACTGGACCATGGCATATAGAGTCATATGCTATAACTAAATCCTTGCCTAATGATTTAGAGTCCGATCTTGTTATGTTATATGTTGATGTAATGCCAGCGTCATATGAATCTTGATATATTATTTCACCAATTTTTCTAGCACCTGCGTCATATGCTCTTGTCATTGAGCCACGTTTACTAATACCTTTTCTGATTAGTTTCATTGGTATGTTTTTCATCTTTAAACCAATGTCAGTGTCTTTATTTATTTCTAATATTTTCTTGCCCATTACCAAGTAGAAATCCTTTGGCATTTTCATTGGGGTAAGTCCCACTAGTTTTCCAGCTTTTTCATCTCTAGACATTGCTGCTAAATGTTGCGTACCGTTGTTAACTCCGTCAATTGAGATTGGCATAGAAGAATAATGTGGTTCACCAGCAAGTGCGCTGCCAACTATTCCGCCTATTTCAAAACACAAAGATAAGAATACCCAAGGTTTCTCAGCTGACATCCAATAATCTATATGTTCTATTGGTTGTTCTGCTACATCTAATATATTCTCTATATTTTCTATTGTCCAGTTGTGTTTGTCTAATACACCCATTTTATCTACGGATATGTCTACTAAACCGTCTTCTTTTAATGGTTTTATGTAATCTAATGTAAGCCATTCTTGTTTGTTGAGTTCATCAATATTATATGTTTGATTATATGATGTGGCAGCGTGTATAAAAGTATATTCCGCACCTTTTTGGTCTACTTCTTTTTCATTGGCAAATAGAAAATGACCTCTAGCTAAATCATTTGATTGATAACTAAAGTATGGATCACGATTATATATTCTGCCTCTGTAATCTAAATACATTGATTGATAAAATTCATATCCTAACCAGCCGGGAGTAGTTGCATTACCGTTGATTGTTTCTAAAATTGCCTTATTTCTTGTTGCTTGTGACTGTTTTCTTAGACAATATTGCTTATCAGTCCATCTTCTGTTCTCTAAATTGTATTTTTTGCGTATTTTTTCCAGTTTTTTAGTTGTTTCTTCTATTTTTTGTTCGTTTTTCAGCTTTTCAATCCTATTTGTGAGTATTTCTATCTCTTTTTCTAGCTTGGGTACGGAACTTGAGTTGCCTAGATGAGGTTCAAACAGGTCTTCATCTTTATACAATGCTATATCTTTAAGATGTTCGTTAATATGTTGACGTTTGATGTCAATTGTGTTGAACATTACAGGATTTCCATCAGCATCTTTAAGTTCAATTTGAGTGTCAATTAGTTTTGTTCTTAGTTGCAAACTAACTTCAGCGACTTGAGGGTTTATTTTCCAGCGTACATTTTCAAGTCGGTTGATTGATTCCATAAAAGGTTTGTTTTGATCGTTTTTGTCAGTTTTTACATTTGATTTAATCAGTTTTTCTTCAACACCTTGTGTTTTACGTTTACCATTTTTCCATGTTTTATATTTATACATCGATATGCCAATTCTTTCTCTAGGGTTGGTTGAGATTTTTATAAAGTTTTCACCCATTTCCAGTCTATAAGGGTTGTAATTGATTTTTTTCTTATTTCCTTTGTTGTATACCTCTTCTACTCTGAAAAACGGCTCACGGAGAAGCACAAGGTATCTCTCTTCAATTAAAACGTCTAAGAGGAAGTCCCCTACCATTATCGACTTAGCGTCCGTAGAATTGGATTCTCGTGCGTCTAAGACATTTAGGACAATATCACCTATATTCTTACTTGTGTTCGTTAATTTGATGCTTCCCTCTTCAATTCTCATTTTTTGTATGAGATAATTGAATATCATATTGAGCATTTTTACGCTACGATAATCATTGTAAACACATTGTGTGTCCCTAAATATTGTAGCTGCTAGTGATTTATTATTATTTCTTGAAGTAACTTTATTTTCAAGAATATCAGCAAGTTGATTTATTTTGTTGTTGTCCACGAAACCTCCAGAAAATTTAAGTTATTATATCAGAAAACATTTCGGACGCACCCTTATTAGCGACCGCACCCTTATTATTGTGTATGACTTTAAAAATAAATAAATGATCTAACTCCGTTAATTTATTTCTTATTGTCATTGTCCTTTGTTATTTTATTTTTTGGCTTACGTCTTTTTCTGACGTGTAGTTCGCCTATGAGCAAGACTCCCCATAGGCATAAAAATGCAAATGCAGCGAATAACATAATTAAACACCTAGATGATTTGTCATCATAATGTCTTTCATTCTTTCTGGTATTACTATATTTGTATTACAAGCGTCACAACATTCAGCATCTTCACTAAATTGCATTTTTCCTACTGTTTCTGGATTATTACCAAAACCAGTAAAGTGTTCTTTGCAATAAACGCATTGCCATATTTTTTCACCATCTGTTTCTTCACCTTGTATTGGTGCTTTTACTATGTCACTTCTAATGTCATATACTTCCATATTGTGAACGTCCATATTATCCATCCAGTCTTCTTCTTCTACTTCTTCTAATGCTAAGTCTTCTGCTAGCATTTCATTTGTTGGATTAAATTCATCTTCGTGTTGATAATTTTTATCAATACCATAAGTTAAAAGCATTTCTTTATTCATATCATTTGTATATTGTTCTATTTCATCTACATATATTCTTTTTGTACATTGTGCTGAAATATCTAATTCTACTTCTACATCATAGTATTTTCTTTGATATGCATTAGCCAATAGTTGTTCTGCCATTATCTGCCCTCCTGTATGATTACATCTTTATAATTTAATGCTTGATATTGTTTTAACAGTTCTTTTGCTACTGAATAAGTGACAAAGAAATCTGTTATTTCTGTGCCACCTACCCATACTGTATATTTTTTAAGTTCTTTATTAATGTTTTTAGGTTTATTTGTATTTTTTAGATTATATAAGTTTCCTTTTTTAGTCTTCAATTTCCACCTCTTTTATACTATTTATTAATTCATTTTGTAAATGCAGTGTTGCTAGCATTTCACTATTGATATTCTTTAATTCAAAACCTAAATCAGATGCTATTTCTGCTGATTCTCTTAATGACCAGTCATATTCACTTAAGTAGTCCATTGCTTTATTGTAGTATATTATTTCTCTTTCTATACAGGATTGGTATGCATCTTCATAATCGTCAAATAGTTCTTCTTCTTCACCTACTTTCCATTTAGTTTCTATTTCGTTTTTTTCATTCATTGCTTTTGCAATATCATCTTTGTTTGAGTCATTTATTTCCATATTAACCTCTAGGTTCTGCTACTTCTTCTTCACCCCAACAAGCATCATATGCTTCTTGGACTTCTTTTCTATCATCAAATTGTAAGTGTGCCTCAAATTCTGCATCATTTATGTCCATTGAACCTTGTCCACCACCACTATAAAAACTATTTGATGCTAGGCTTTCTGCCTCTTCTTTACTATATGCAAATGTATCTTCAAAAGTAACTGAACAAGTTATAGTTACATTGTAATGTCCTAAGCCTTCTGGGGCTAATATATTTCCTTCTGTATCTCTTTCAATAGGTACTTCATCCTGTTCATCTGCTAGTATTATATCTTCATCTATCATTATCTTCCTCCAACTGGTATAACTTCCATTTGTTTGCTTGAAGTGAATAAAGCACCAGCGTCATTACCTTCATCGTCCATACTGGCTATCATCCAGTGACCATCTGTAAACATTATTACTGGTGCTCTACTATTCCACATCATTTTATCTACTTCTTTATCTGTAAGATATTCTATTTTTGCTATTGTTTTACCTTTAAATATTTTTGTTGCTTCACCTGACCAATCTTTCATTTTATTAACTCCTCTGATTTTGTTAAATGTGAAATATCGTGGACTTCATTCCAACCACCTTGTATATGTTCCATTCTTACGTGATCCATAGATAATATATGTGCTACATCTTCTCTGCCAAGTGAATGCAGTTCAAGTTTATAGCATTCTAAGTTACTTGCAGTATTATCTAGGGCTTGTTCCTTTGTAGGGTAGTATTTACTAAAAAGTAAGTCTTCCATTGTTTTATATTTATTTGTTACTTCATAAATTATCATTATTCTTTTTCCTTTAATGTATCCCAAAATCTTACAAGTTCGACATCAACTTCATATATGATATCGCATTTTGCACAATACCAGTCTTCCCATTCCATTGTTGAACCACCATCCCAATCTAGTTCTTCACCACATTTAGGACATTCACTATCATTATTACTTTTTCTTTCTTTTTCCCATTTCTTTTGTTGTTTTAATCTTTTTTCTAATAACTTCCATTCAGTTTCTTCAGTACTCACGGATATGCCTCCCTTTGCCATTCAGAATAAAAATGATAACCTTTAGCATAACTATGATAAAGATTGAATAATCCATATTTTTCCTTTAGATATTTTTCAGCATCTTCATCATTAATAAAAGTTTTTCCATCTTCTTCACAATAAATTCCAATAAATGCCCAACCTTCTTTATACATACTTGGAAACAGTTCTTTAAAAGTTCTTCCACTTGCATCATCTATCCATAGTTCTTCACTTGGATGTGTTTTCATACCTGTTGGATATATTACATTTGTAAATTCCATTTATTACTCCTTAATAAAAATCTCTTGGACTCATACCGACATCTCTGTATAAATTCATTACAGTATCATTTTCTTCTAATGAATATGATCCCCAATAGTTTTCTCTTTTGATATCATCTATCATATCTTTACATTCTTCTCTTAAGTTTTCGGATAGTATTAATGCCATATTATTGACACTATCCCCATATAGTTTTTCTCTTGTTAAATCGTCTAGGTCTTGAGTTTCTGGGACGTTATCAATATGTTCTTGAATAACGTCCCATATAACTACACCTAATGCAATTTCAAGTTTGTTTTGCATTTAGAAGTTCCTTATTTGTATAACGATTATTATTAACATCGTTATTATAAATATTTGGAAGAATAACAGCACACCTTGCTCTTAACATTCTGCTTGGAAGGTTAGGTAATCTTCTTTAGGGTTTTGTTTAAAGAATTTTTGCATTTTTCTACCCATATCTAATCTTGCTAACCATACATATATTGTATTAAATTCGCTATCTATTGCATCTGTAAATGACTTTTCACCTGTACCTATATTGTGTTCTTTCTTTAACCATTCAGCAAATGATATATATTTATATCTTTCTTCTGGGTTATCTTTATTATCTTCATAGTGTTTATCAATCAATTTTTGCCAATCATCGTGTAATACCCACCATCTTTTGGTTTTTCCATTGTGTCTAAATGTTAATTCCTTTTTACATTTATTGATTCCATCTATTTCTTCAAATTCTTGTTTATCAACATAATAATCTATCCAGTTACTTTCTTGTTCTTGTGCGCCGAAGAATTCACCATCATCACTTGATTGTATTGCAAACCAAAATTTTCCGTCTATGTCACCCTCGTAATATCTTCCCATTATTCCTCCTTTATCATCTTTATTGCTAAATTTAATGTATCAAATATCTTTTTATATTTCTTTTTCTTAGAATATGTATCTTCTTTTTCATCAGTTTTTATTTCTATTTTTAAAAGACTAGTTTCTTTTTCGTCTTCTTCGTCTTCTTCTTTAGGTAATTTTACATCTACCCAATTGCATTCTATATCTTCATAGTTTAAGTGTAGTAAATCCCATAATTCAAATTCACGTTTACTTTTAATATATATAATCATATTATTTCCCCTGATTTTGTAGTTTTAAGTTTTATTTTATGTTTATTTACGTAGTCCTCATATTCTTTTGTCATTTTTACTTGTGTTGCATTATCACAAGTAAAATCACTTGGAACTAAATCATTTATAAAGTCAACATTTATTTGTTCTTCCATAATTTCAGTAGCCTCTTTTGCTGAGTTAGCCTCTATGTATTGAACCATTGGATATAGTTCTATTTCACATATATATTCGAAGCGTTTCATTTCAGTTATTGCTTGATCTTCCTTATTCATTTCAGTTATGGCATTTGTTAATGATGTTGCCATTTCTACTTCTGATTTATTTTTAATACACTCTTTAAGTAGAGCAGTTAAATATTCATTTACTCTTTCTATATTATTCAAATTTAATTTCATATCTATTCCTTTGGTAGCCAGCCTGCACAACCGTCTGATTCTGCAGGCTCACAATTAAGTTGGTTCATCTTGTCTTGTATTGGAAATTGAGCACAAGAAGTTAGGAATAATATTAATAATATTATTTCTATTCGTTTTGTCATACAGGCTCCAGTACATTTACAGGTACGTTCCAGCCACCCATTTCAGTATCAACTACTACACGCTTGATATTCTTTTTTCTTATAGTTCCACTTATTATTTTTCCTTTATTGTCAAATGTAACTTTATCGCCTACTTTAAGTTCTTGCATTTTTTGTCTACCTAAAGTTTCTTTACGTGTTCTAATTAAATCTGTTAGTTCTCTTATTTCATTCATACTAGCACTTCTAATATATTTATGTACTATTCTTATATTTGAATCATCTGAATTAAATTCCATTTTATTACCTCTCTTAGTCTATTAATTGAAAATATGCCTCTACGTTGTTTTCTATAAACCAGTCTTTGCCTTTATAGAAATCATCATATAAGTCTTTAGCAACATCTACGTGTCCTGCTTGACCTGCTGCTAAATGTGCTTGATATGAACCCATTAAGCAATCATATACCGCTACTTCTACAGGATTTAGTTTTACTTCTACTTCTGAATATGGATTTTTTACTATTTCATCTTCTTCACCAATTTGCATCATTGGGAATGGTATTTTGTCTTTATCGTATCCATATTTTTTATATATCGTATCCTTATTTATCATTTTTTAGTTCCTTATTAATAACGTGATAAAATAAAATAACAACACTACCCATTGAGAGTAGTGCTATTATGTCTATGATGTTTGTTACCACCACGAGTTATATATGACACTATATCCATCGTCTATGGCTTTTAATCCATTTTCAACGAATTCTAAATCATATTTAGTTGCATCATCTATTTCATCTTCGTGCCAGTCATAACTATCGTGACCAAAGAAGAAGCCTTGTGTTTCTGGTAGTGCTTTAGATAATATATCGTGTTTTAATTGCAGTAAATCATCTCTAGTTAATGTTAATGGTATACAATTAAATGCTTGACCATCATCACCTTCTTCTGGACAACCTTTGTCTACCCATAGTTCTGTCATCCACCCGTGCAGTCTATTGTGTTTCCTCCAGTCTGCTATTTGTTCACCTTCTTGTTCATCTGTTTCTTTTGATATTGTTGCCCACATATCTAGTCCCATTTATATCACCTCACTTAGTTTATTATATTCTTCAAGAAACCTTTTAGACATTACATAATCCTTTTGTTTCTCACTCATAGAGTCAAACCAAGTTAAGTCTTGGTTCTTTGCTCTCATTTCCATTATTGCATCTTTACTTGACATATTAAAATGTGAAATAAAGTAGCAAAACATATCAGCACCAGTCAAAGCTACTGTATTCTTTCCACTAGGTATTATAGCCACGTGGATCTTCTTCTATTTCTAAAGAAATAGTATTTGCTCATTACCATTATCATTATTCCAAAGAATAATATTGATAAAGAAATGTGTGTTGCGATAAATATTGTTAATATTTGATTTACCGTTAAAGATTCTATCATTGTATTACTCCTCACGAACTATGTCGCATTGTAGCGTCACCGTATGTTTCTGGTTCTTCTGTTGGTTCACTAGTTGGCTGATTTTCTAGCCAGACTTTATACCTTTCGTATTCATTATTAATATCATCGACAACAATTTTCAAATGATTTCTACAACAGAAATCCCAAAATTGTCTTTTGTATGATAATCTACTGAGTTTATATAACATTTCAGCAGAGCCTAAATCGTACTTTTTATCTATAACTTTATTAAATCTTGCTATAGTGTCAGGATTCTGCCACGCTAAGTTAAAGTCGGTTCTTTTTATATCTCTGATATTTACTATCATTTCTAACTCCTATTTAGTTATTATAAAGTGAGTAGTTTTACAACTCTATATATAAGACGACCATTTCCTCCTAGAGATAAACTCCTAGAGGCATTTGCACATTCTTGAATATATATCATTATTTCCGATACTAATTGTATCTCGAATAAATACTCAGGTTGTTGAAAGACTAACTGTTTGGATATGTGGCATCTACGTACTATATGATAACCGGTAAACACAAAGCAAGCGGTATTATTCTTGGCTTTAACCATACGTGGTTTTCTTACGTAGTATCTACATTATGCACTCAGTCCTCTGCAGACGCTTTCAAATCTTGATACATTATAAGTTGCTCGCACTCGGGATTATTTTTTACCGACTTCTTCTTATTTTATGTCATCAATTTCTTATGTATTTTTATTTGTTCTTCAATGATTAATGTTTGTCTTTCATTTGCGTGTGGTATTAATCTTATTATTGTATCTAGTTCTTCGTCTGACATTTCAAAAGGTGTAGTTTGTACACATACATCTTCATCATATCTAGGTTCTATATTCGGATTCATTTCTTTTCCTCTTTATTAAATTAGGTGCAGTTTTTTCGGTTGATGCTTAGTAGATATAATCGCTTATCTAATCAATAAGTTATCTGGTCACCGTATTCTTCCAAGTGTTTTCTTTAACCATACGGTTTGTTTTCAGACTGCAAACTGTGTTTTCACTTCTCATTACTATTTCTTTACATCACATTATAAGGAATTCATCATTCTTATTATGCATTGATTAGTATCTCGTAAAGCAATATAGTAACCGTTATATTGTTTTTCTAGCAGTGACGTGTTACTAGAGTCATACTCGGGACATTCATATTAAATGAGCAGTTTATTTTGTCGCCCACAAGTGTGAGTAGCGACTATCTATTCAGCACCCACGTGAGAATCTCTAAGACTGAATAAATATCGCAAGGCTTACTAGTATTATTAATTCTACCTTGCTTATCAAACATATACCCGTATACGACATCTAGTATAGTTTGAGTTTGGTGAGAGAAGACTACGCTTTAATTCAACGGAATTTAGTGTATGGTAGTTTTAGCCACAACTTCTCTCATAATTAATGGGCACTTTAACGTGATACCCGGCACGTAGAGAGAAAGATAAGCCATAATTCTATAGGAGAGAATTAATCTAACATCTTTCTAATATAGCATTAACGTATGCCCAAACGCCTGCAGGAGCAACAGGATTGAAACTTAGCACCCTTATTTCTATGGGTTTTAGACTCCAAAAAAACTAATAAATAACGATCTTACTTCGATATTTATCCCTACACACGACCGTATGGTCGTGTAGGATTGATAATATTTTATCAAATAACACTTTGAGTGCGTGTAATCGTGTTATCTACACGCACCTAACTGCTATCTAAAAGTCAATGTCATCGTCTAATTCAGACGGAGTGTCATTGTTTGGTGCACCAGCAACCACTGCACCTCTACGTTCTAATGACTGAATGTCACCACCAGCCATACGATTGACTTCGATATAGTGCTTAACTCTATCGATGCCGTCTTCAAGTTGATACTTGCTAGAACGCATCTTACCACGAACTTCAGTAAGAAAGCCTTTCTTCAAGACATCTTCATAATATTTATGAACGCCTTGTCCTACTGTAGACTTGATAATTGTTTCTATCTTATGCCACTCTGTGTTAGAACGTGGCTCACCAGTTATTTTATCTTTCCATTTATCTGATGTAGCAATAGAAAACGTATATTTAGTATCACCGTTACTCAAAGTGGTGATGCCACCGTTTTTGCGAGTACAATCATCGCCTAGATACCCTATGACTTGGGCTAAGTTTAAGTTTGCCATTTAAGACTCCTTGATGGTTTATTATGTTTACGATTAAACATAATGATTAGCGTATTAAAACATAACTAATCTATAAGCCATTCTGTAAGAATGGCTTAAGGTTTACTTATACCAATACTCATCTCTTTCTTGACCGATTTGCATAGGAAAGACTGCTTTAACCATTTTATCTATCTTTTGGTTCAATGTTTTCAGTAGTCCATTTCTTCCTATAATATCGTCAACATTTTTCTCAATTTTTGTTAATGATGCTACGATATTATCTACCCACGCATAGTGTGAAGTACTGACACACTTGTGTTTCCATTCTAGTTCTTCTAGTCTTTCTTCTAGAGTGGAAATTCTTTTTTCTAAATCTTCTTTCTCTTTACCAAACCAACTTTCAGTATTATTATTGATGTCATCAATAATATGCTGTTGTGTTACTTTTGGGTCTTCCATAATGCACCTCCTAGTGCTAAAGTAAATGAAGAAGACCACTCGTAAGAATGGTCTTGACTTTTACTTTATGTTAACCAATAAGAAAGCGACCGTGCTTTGCTTTCTCTTTATGAACAACAAGTTTTATCTTTTTAGGTGAAACTTGTATGTTACTAAGAATACCAGTGCCTTTCTTGCCGACATTCAATGCAGGAAGAAAGTATGCAACAGTATCACCGACTTTAGCAATGTTAAAGCCATTGGTCTTCTTAACTTTGTCGACATTATCTTTAGTAACATCGACAACTCGCCAAGAATCTGGATGTGCTTTAGCACACGCTAGTATCTTGGCAAGATTAGGTTTCTTCAATGATTTGATTTTCATTGTAGAAGATGGATTGCTCTTGCCGTTCCAGACAAGGTCAAGCATCATACCCTTGACTTCACTTATTAGTGTTTTATCGACCACAACGTCAGCAGGATTTGCACCCATATCTAACTCCTTAATTGTTATTAAGCGACACATTATTGTGTCACTAAGCATCTCAGTATTGAGATGCGTTTGCTCTAACCACTATATCTTCTCTTGGTGAGAGATTTGCGACCTACTGAGGCTTAATCAGCAGTTAAAGCAAACGATAAAGACTACTCAATTGCTCTTGAGTAGTCTTGACTTTTGCTCTAATACTATGGAAATATTGTATCAGTAACTTGTTGCGACCACTCTTCTTGAGTAGTTTTAACAACAGTGAAAATATGTGATGCATCTTCTATGTCACCACCACAAACTATACATTTACCATATGTATCGTTTGATGTACATCTATCTTCCAATTGGCACAATATACTAACTGGAAGATTTGTAACGTGTCGTTCCATTAGCACTTCATTTATGTGATGAATACGACCAATGTTACGATGAACTTGAACTTCAAGTTCATTTTGCCTCCAGTTGTATTCAAATGGTGAATATGCTGAAGATTCTAAGTGTAGTTCGTAACCACACTCATCTAACTCATCTATCTCATCTGAATAAGTCTGTGCTTTATCGATGAGTTCTTTCTCTGTGGCTCTATACAAGTCCATATGTTACTCCTTATGTTAAATGTGAGTGAAACCCCACGTTGTTCGGGGCTCAATGTACAAGATAAAGAACACGCTAAGAACACGCTGTGTGCTCTTGATGTATTCTCTACGATAAACTGTAAGTTTATCTATCTGTATTCTCTACGACAAACTGTAAGTTTGTCTATCTTTATCTCTAACAGGCACTGTAAGTGTCTGTATCTTTCATCTCTACAAGCACCCGTGGGTGCTAGCTGTTATCTCTACCAGTGTCGGTACGACATCTGGGGGGTATCCGAGTTTATCGAGGATACCCTTGTATATTTATAACCCATATACGACAGAAGGATCAACATTTTGAAAGGGGTGAATTTGATTGACCCCCTATAGGAAAGGAATAAAAAAATTTCCAATTTTTCTGACTCAACAATGGTAATCACGAATAGCCGTTGAGTTGGTTGCAGGGCATTTCCCGTGATGACAAGCACGGATCGTTGACGGATACTATAGATGTCCCTGCTAAAGTAAAGTCAAGTTTTGCATCATTTGATTGATACATCTTGGCTGAGAGGCTTGAGAACTCTAGGACACATCATAGACACATCATAGTATCTTTACTTAATCGTACAAGCTCATAGAGGTTTTTTATAAATCTCCACATGCCCACTAGCGTATTCCGTTGAATGCCCTAGATACATAAGGGGAAAGCAACGGAATCGAAAGATTCGTTACAGCTTGTATGATTAATTAAGGATACTTTTTTATTTTACTTTCGTTAACTTAATGTAATACTTAAAGATGCGAAACAATTTATTTTGGAGAAACATAAATGGCAAAAGGAAGGGGTTATATAGGGGCTGAAGCTCCACCGGATTACGTACTTTCTGGATCAAAAGAATATCATGATCTTTTTAGAAGATTACAAGAAGATATGGGACCACTCTATCAAACTCAACCACAAAGTCCAGATAGCCATGTAGGTCCAGCGCTGATGTTTGGTTTAAAGGGTGGTGCATTAACTGGTGCAGGATTATTTGGTTCGGATTATCTTAGAAATATTAACCAATATAGTGTTCCAATGGAAGGACCAATGCGATTTGCTGGCAGAGGAATACCGAAAGACGAAGGTCGTCATTATATAGATGCCCCTGATGGACCTTATTTTCCGGAACCCCCCGGTTACGAACCTGAATTAATTCCTATGCCTATGCCTAGATTTCCAACTCTTCCGGGACGTGCTCCAATTCATCCACCCTTAGCAGCAGAACCATATATTCCTCCAAGTCATTCAGGTAGACATCCACCCGATTCAACTATGATAGTTCCAGAGGTGGTTTATCCACCAGAGGATACTAGGTCTGAATGGGAAAAATGGAAAGATAGTTTCAGAGATGACTGGAGAGCAAAATGACAAACACTATTGATTTCACAAAAGATTCAGAATATATGAAATTATTTGGCTTAACGAGTCTTCAAAAATTACCAACGCTAACTGAAATATTTTTTGGCAAGGGTATAAATCCAGCAACTGATAAACCTTATATCAAAAATAATTCTGATGTATCTATAGAAGAAGTCCTTAAAACAGAATTAGGTTCCAGCCTTGAAAAGATAGAAGAAGGCGTGGGCGTTGGGACTTACAAAGAGGAGTAATTATGAACAGATCACTAGGCGGAGCAATGGGATATGCTGGCTATGGCGGAGACTGGAGCAGAGTTCCAGCAAAAGAGTTTTACAAAATGTTAAGATTAGAAGGACCAATGATAGGTGGTAGAAAAAATCCAGATGGTACATTTGATCTACGTTATTCAGGACTAACACGACCACCAGTTAAAACAATATGGGACTGGTAAGGAGAATTTATGCCAAAGAAAATTGATCCAGCAGGACATTTAAAGAAATACACTTGGAAGCCGGGAGAATCTGGAAATCCGAATGGTCGCCCACTTGGCTCCAAAAACAAATTGAAATTAACGAAAGAAGCTTTTGAAGAAATTGCTGGTGTATCTCCCGGTGAGATGCTTGCAATGATAGCACAGCGTCAGTTTGCTCAAACAACTGCAGCAGGGGATGCTATGGCTATTAAAGCTATTACCGAAGCTAATAAATATATTGAACCTACTCAAGACGCTAAGACAGCCAGTGAAGAGAGGGTTGAGGATATGTCTGAGGAAGATTTATTAGAAAGAATTCTAGAGTTGACAGACCAACATCTAGATGAGAAAAAACATTAGGAGATATTATGGCAACAGATACAGCATGGTTTAATCCAAGAGGTGGCGGTTACTTTCATATGGATGATCGTGGAAGATTTATACAAAAACAATACAATCCAAATAATGTACATATAGGAGAAGGATACGGTGGAGGACCATTAAGCAAAGGAAATCCAAGAAACGATACTATGCAGCTAGCGGAATTAACTCAAAAGCAGAAGAACTTCATGGGTAAAGCTGAGCACACTCCTGATTTTGGAGTATCAAAAGAAGACCTTTGGAATAGAACTAAAGGCATGGAAAAGAAGGGATTTTTTGGTTGGGGTGCACAAGAACCAACAACACGAAAAGAATTTAATGACTATTATAATCAATTACAACAAGGCACAGCAGGAAACTGGCTTGCAAATTATAGTCCGGGAGCTGGTTATCCAAATGAAGATTTTTATTTACAAGATCCATTTCGTGATATAGATCCAGCTAGTTTAATTTTCCCTGAAGGAGGAGTAGGCTCTGACTGGGATTACAATTATCGTGAAAGACGAGATGATTACGATGATAGAATGTATGGACCACTCTGGGTATAAACCATGTCAAACACTAGAGAAGCCTCTAAGCTGGTTGCTGAACTTGAAAAGAGGAAGAGGTGGGAACATTGGAAAAATGATCCCGAAGCATTCTTTGAAGATTGCTTACAGATATATCCGAAAGATGCCTCACTAGGATTAATACCATTAAAAGTTAATAGTGCTCAAAAGTTAGTTCTTGAAGCACTCAACCAACAAATGGAAGACACTGGATATGTGAGATTGATTATATCCAAATATCGACAAGCTGGATTTTCTACGATTAGTTCTGCGTATATATTTCATAGAGCTTTATTTTATGGCAATACCAAAGCTGTAATCATATCGTTAGACAAACCAACAACTGAAAGTATCTTTAGTATGTCTCAAACATTTTGGGCAGAATTACCTAAAGAAATACAACCAGTGCTAGATAAATCAAACGTCCGTGAAATGAGCTTCAAGGAAAACGGAAGCAAGTACAGGGTATGGACTGCAGGAGCAGACAACCCGGGACGTGGAACAACAAACACTTGTTTGCTGGCTGATGAGGCTGCGTTTTGGTTACAAGGAGAGAGAATACTTGCTGGTATGTTTCAATCAATAGCATTACAAAAAGGAAGTATTATTATTATAAATAGCACCTCTC